ATCTGACTCTGAAGAAAATAATTTAACAATACATGAGGAATAAAACTTAGTAGCCTGACCACCAGAAGGCTGCTGGCTAGTATACATAGCATTGATATTGTTACGAGACTGAGAAATAAGAACAAGCAAAGTTGGCTTAACCTTATTGTTTGCATAGTTAAGCATTTTCCATGCGTTACTAAAGTCACGGGATTCTGCTCCAATCTGTTTTGTATTTTCTAATGCCTTCATGTCGTCTGTATCTTTTTCAAAATATATTGCTGGAAGCATTGATGTAATAGAGTCTATCACAATTAAATCAACGCCTGCATTCATTAGCCCAACACCGACATCGACCATGTCACTAATAGTTCTTGCTTGTGAATAGATTAGTTTTTCTGGATCTACCCCCAAAGTTCTGGCCCAGTCTTCAGAGTATGACATTTCTGAGTCAATCCAAGCACAAACTTTTCCTTCTTTTTGAGCAAGAGCAATCATTTGAAGACACATAGAGGACTTTGCTGAAGACTTTGATCCCCATATAAGGACTTGCCTACCGTATGGAAGTCCACCTCCTAGTGCACGGTTTAAGCCATAACTAGGTGTAGGCTGGTATTCATAATTTATCCCAACACCACTACCTAAACGCTTTCTAAGTTTTGGGTCTAATTGTGCTAATACTTCTTCTACGCTAACTGACATGTACATCCTCCAATGTTACTGTTCCGTCTTTAGTCTTTCCAAAATCAAACTTATATGATTTTCCTTCTTCAATGTGCATATATGCTTTTGCAAATGATGTAGGGAAAACTGTGATTGAATGCAAATCTCTACTTGTGTCTGCAAGAGTAAGAGAGGCCATCTTCTTTCCAGTCTTTGTAATTCTTGGCTTAAACGAAACCACAAACATTTCATCATCCTTATATGGAAGTTGCTTGTAACTTAAGAACTTAACAAGCGCATGAGATGATTCTTTTATTTCATCAGAAGGTATGAAAGAAACAATCCTGTTATCATTACACAAGACCAGATAAGAACGACCTGTCTCAATAGTTGTATTTTCATCGTCAAATATACCGACACTGCCAGTTTTGTCCAAAACTTCAACTCGTGACCATCCTGTTCCTCGTTTAATTGATTTTACCATACCCATAAATATGTATGATCCCTTTTCTTCAAAGTCAACAATGTCCTGAATAAATGCATAGTAATGAGAAGGGATTGTAATATTAAACTCTGGAAGGTTTAGATATTCATATAAGTTCTCTTTAATCTCCTGATCATTTTTAGGATTATCACTAAAGGTTGCAGCACCAATTACTCTTAGCGCCTGGAGTGCACGACTGTTTACTCCGTTACCTTTGGTAAATGTAAACTCTTCAAGTTCTTTGTACGAATTAAATGGTCGTGCTGAAATGTATCGTTCACCAATCTTGTCAGATATGAACTTGATAGCACTGAGTCCAAACCTAATACCTTTACCCTCAATTTTAAAATCAATATCCGAATCGTTAATGTGAGGTAACTTAACGCTAATGCCCATTCTTTTTGCTTCAATAAGATATTCAGTTCTCGCATCTTTGTCCTTTTCATTCTTTAGTACTGAGTACATAAACTCAAGTGGATAATAATACTTTAGCCATGCTGTCCAGTAAGATAGAGTTGAGTATGCTACTGCGTGTGACTTGTTAAATGAGTACCCTGCGTGAGCCTCAAAGTCATGCCATAGATCACGAGCAGCGTTGGGAGCAATAAACTTTGATGCACCTTCTACGAACTTCTCTTTAAACTGATCAAATTCTTTAGCATCCTTTTTCTTTCCAATGATCTTTCTAACTTTGTCTGCTTCCGACATGGACATACCGCCAAGGTGTACGCATGCTTGCATAACTTGTTCCTGGTAAAGAATACAGCCATAAGTGTCCTCCGTAAATTGTTTTAGTACCTGGTGTGTATAAGATATATTTTGACGACCATGCTTGCGATCAACATAGTCCTTTCCGATAGTATTCATTGCACCTGGGCGAACAAGAGCATTTGATGCTGCAAGTTCATTTAAATTCTTGACACCCATCTTAACAAGAAGGTTTGTGTATGGTGCTGCTTCGCACTGGAAGACACCCTTTGTATACCCATCTGATAACATCTGATAAACATTTGCATCATCCATTTTGATTTTAAGAAGGTCGATCTTTTTTCCATCTCGCTCTTTAATAATGTCAATTGTGTTCTTAAGAACAGATAAGGTCTTAAGACCCAAAGCATCAATCTTAATTAAGCCAATTCTTTCAGCCTCTTCCATATCAACACCCACAACTGGAATTCTTTCGTCTGATCCAGTAGACGATCTTGTTTCAAGTGGTGCATATCTAAAGATTGGTTCCTTTGCGGTTACAACACCTGCAGCGTGGATTCCTGTACCACGAATGCGACCACGTAGTTGCTCTCCGTAAATCTCCACCTCTGGATATTTTTCACGGAACTCATATGTTGATTTAGATGTACAGAAGTCATCCCATGTATCCACAGTCTTCAATACTTTGTTAACATCAGATAGTGGAATATTTAATACTCTTGAAACATCTCTAACAATTCCCTTTCCAGTAAACTGAAGGAAGGTAGCGATAGATGCAACATGTCGATACTGTCTAACTAGATAGTCTTTAACTTCTTCACGACGAGTATCTTGAATATCTGTATCAATATCAGGAAAGTCATTACGCTCTGGGTTAATAAAACGAAAGAACAAAAGATTGTGCTCAATAGGGTCAATGTCTGTAATCTTTAGTGCGTAACAAACAAGAGATCCAGCAGATGAACCACGACCAGGGCCAACCATGATCTCTTCTTTCTTAGCCCAGTTGATCATGTTGCTCACGACAAGGAAGTATGGTGCAAACTTTTTGTCCTTAATAATCTGCAACTCTTCTTCAAGTCTATCAAGATACTCTTGGTTTTCTGACAAACCTCGCTCTACCAAACCTTCTAGTGCAGCCTTTGCAAGTTCCTTGTCAGGATTTTTATACTGTACTGGAAGCAAGTTCATTCCATCTTGAATTCCGTAATCACCAACCTTTTCTGCTATCTCTATTGTGTTAGAGTATATATCTGGACGATCAATGCCCTGAGCCTCCATTGCAGATTTCATCTCTTCATAGGAAAGCAAATGAATATCAAACTTGTTAAAAGTAATCTGACGATCTTCACCATACAGATAGTCAAGTCTCTTCATCATGTCTGGCTGCTTTTTTGATTTTTCAAATGTATGCTCTTTATCAATCTTTACATGTGTATTTAAGAGCAACTTAAATTCTTGAATTTCTTTTTGATCTGTATGGCTATGATGACAGTCAGGTGTTACAACAACCTTAACTGTAAACTCATCGGCTAATGCTATTAACTGTTTATTAATTTCTGCATCATTATGTGGCATAACCTCAATATAATAGTCGTCATTAAACACACGTTTAAACCATTCAATGTATTTCTTTGCAATTGCAAACTCGTTATTCTCAAGTGCTTTTACAAGTACGCTGCTTGGGCAAGCAGAAGTAACTATAATTCCCTCTGAATATTTTTCCAAGACTTCAAAGTCAAACCTTGGCTTCTTAAAGTATCCCTCTGTCCAAGAGATCTCACTAATTTTATTTAAATTCTCTAAACCAATTTGGTTCTTGGCGAGAAGGACTATATGGTTGTAGACTAGATCAAGGTCTCCGTCTCTTTCAGACTTATCTCTTGTATCGAATCTATCTTGACACATATAGCCTTCTACACCAAGTATAGGCTTAATACCCTTCGCTTTTGCAATACGGTGCAGTTCCCTATGCCCAGATAAAGTACCGTGGTCAGTGATGGCAATTGCTGGCATCCCTAACTCAACTGCACGGTCAACGTATTCTTCTGGAGTAGCGATTCCATCAAAGAGGGAATAGTGGGTATGTACATGTAAGCCTACATAATTCATCTGTTACCAGTCAATATTCGTTGACGAAGTTACAGAAGGAGTGTCAAAGCCAAGATAAAAGGCTTCTTGTTCAGCATAAGGAATCTTCTTGAGTGCTGATTCCAAAGGGTAAGGCTCAATAGCCTTCCAATCAAATGGCTCTTTATCTGGTGCTGATGGAATAAGTGTGTAATTAGTTTCAGTTCCCTGACCATTACGCTTTAACTTCCACAGTACGTTTGAGATGCTACCTGTTTCAAGTGCATACTCACGAATTGTATTGAATGATGATTGCTTGCTAATTCCCATTGACCAGATAGCAACGTATGGCTTTCAATTCCATCGTCTACAAGAACATTACAATAGAAACGAAGTCTTGCTCTCCAGCCAGCCTTTGGATCCTTGCGGTGCATTTCTTCTGCCCAGTCACGGCCCTCTGACTCAATTGTGTCTACAGCCTTACGCTTGTAGTCTTTTGGATTTACGTGTTCCTTAACAACTAGTGCAAGTCCACGGTCTGCATTATAATTTGCTGAATCCTCATCAAGTTCTTCAATGAATCGGATCTTTGCTGATTGACCATCAGCGAGTTTTAACCAACGGACCTTTGGTCCGTCTGATTTTGGCTTGTCGAGCAGGGCATTAATGTTTTTGAGTCCCTTTACTACGCTCATATTATTTCTCCTTTGTGTTGTTATATTAGTTTAGCATAAGGTCTATAGATTTGTCAAACTGGAACTCTAGTTCCTTAATACTTTGATCATCCATATCGCCTATGTCTTTATATTTTTTATTAAGTTGTATTACAGAAACACGAGATCCAAGTTTTTCAATTATCCTGTCTTTCATGCCACTGCCTGCTTCATCGTTATCAGCAATGATAATGATATCATTAAAATACTTTTGAAGCAAATCTATTTGTGTATTTGATACTGTTGCACCTAGCGTTGCAACTGCTGGTATTCCTACCTGATCAAGCCTAATTGCATCAAACGATGACTCAACTACATACACCTTGCTTGATAACTTTACACGACTAAGGTTGAATAAAGTTTTACTTTTAGGTAGGCCTGGTGAGTTTTTAAATTCTTTTCCTTCTATAGACCTTCCAACAAAACCTATTGCTATTCCATCAGGACTGTGAACTGGAACAGTAACCATATCTTGTTTTTCAGAATAACCTAGAGAAAACTTTGCCCAGGAAGTGTTTTCAATTTTGCGATATTTGAAATATTCTTTTGCTTTATCTGATGAAAGTAAGCCATTATAAAGTCTTTTTAATATTAGTTCGTCAAACTGAACAAACTCTGGCTTGACATATAACTGTTGATTTATTTGCTGCTCAAGATCTATAGCCTGATCTTTTGATTTAATAAATCTAACAGACTCAAAGTAGGATCTTCCAGATGAATGCATTACAAGTTCGCAAAGGTCTGCTGATTTTCTGCATGAGAAACAAAAGAACATACCGCTTTCTTTATTTACTTCTCCTGCTGGTGTTTTATTATTATTATGGAATGGACAGAATATCATATACTCTGTTTCTAACTCTGACTGTACAGTTACACCTGATCCTGTGAGAACTCTTTTGACTTGCTCTTTTGTGTAAATATCGCCCTTGTTCCGTATAGTCCTTCTATCCATTCGCTTTTCCTTTTCCCTACGTGTATTCCATATAATGTTAATTCAAATTCAAAACTTTGCTTCTTTATATTATAGTCTATTGTAAAATCTGGCTCTATCTCAAACTTTGGGACATATCCAGAAAGTCTCATTTCTGATATTAATAGTCTAACATACTCTCCTCTTAATCGGTCAATGGCAGAATCGTCATGGATGACTCCACTAAGGTTAAACCTTTTAATATTCTTATGATGAAAGTTTTCCACATAATTATTATACCTACTTATCTTCAAAATCTTTATATCTGTAATATCCCTTATCAAAGTCACACTGAACAAGAAAGTCTCCCATAAAACCATTACGGTTCTTTCTAAAAGCGCATTCAATGATATCACTATTATTACCACGGCCAAGGGCTAAGACCCAGTCAGCATCGTAAGCAATCTGTCTAGACCATGCTGTTTGACCCAGTGTAGGTACCGTAGATAGATCGTTAACATCATCTGGTGTGGCAGATGAAATAGCAATAATAGGAACTTCTTCACCAATAGCCATTAGTTTAAGTTCTCTTGAAAGGTTCTTCATTCGTACCGTTTCATTATCTGACTTTTGATTAGGAGCCATCAACTGAAGATAGTCAACGATTACAAAGTCTGGCTTGTACTGATCAATCTTTCCACGGAGAACTGAGGGGTTAATCTCTCCACCTTGGTCATTTGAAATGATATGAAACTCTGGCTTTCCCTGAAGATGCTTTGCATGCCAATCCTTTAACATATCTAGTTCTATCTCACCATTACTTAATTTTCTATGAGACCATCTGCCCTCACCCATAATAGTAAATACACGATTACGAACCTCTGTCTCACTCATTTCAAGACTGATAACCAGTGGGCTACGACCCTGTTTCCAAGCCTGTACAGCGAAGTAGAGAGCCAACCAAGACTTTCCTATACCTGGGTATGCCAGGAACACTCCTAACTGCCCTGGCATGATTCCAGAAGGTAGGTAGTTATCAAATCCTGGTAGGCCAGTCTTGATGCCAATGTGCCCAAGTTCTTGCTGCTTCTTTACATTTTCAAAGTAAGCGATTGCAGACTCTAGATCTGTAACATCAATATCACGAATTGCAGATGTATTCTTTTTAAGTTCTGAGGTTTTTGTAATTAAAGTTTCTAGTGCTTCTGTTCCATGGCCTCCTTGAACATCTGATGCTGCGGATCTTAGAATATCTTTTAGGCTATCGTTTAAGTATTCAACCTGAAGTTCTGCAAGATGATGCTTTGTAGAACCAACATCCTTAATTGGCTCAAAATCTCTAAACTTTTCTACAACTAGGGATGCTGGAGGGACTGATGCATTTTGTTCTGAATAGACTCTGATAAAATTCCAAATATCTCCGTGGGTTCTTAGGAGAGAGTCAATATTGTTTTGCAATAGAACATGGACTTGCTTATCTTGAAGAACAGCCGAAAGTAGTTTTGCCTCTGTGTTATTCACTTAACCACTCCTTAGCCATTACTCTTCGCTCCATTCTATCTTTTTGATCTTGGTCTTTGTCTCTTTTTGATTGTAATATCTTTTCTGCATTATATGCGAAATGATTCCAACTTGGTGTCTGTGCAATTTTAAAATAGTACTCTAGTAAATCATAGCATATAGAAATTCCATATGACTCAACAAGTGCATCGGATGCCCATTGCTCAACATTTAGATTCAGTGATGGCTTTGATTCGTACCTTGCTGTATGATACTTGCTGTATCTTGAAAGCAAAGCCATTCGGTCTTTGCGTTCTGCCATTAGGACTCTTCGGCCTCTGACTGTGCCTCTTTAATTTTTTCTGTAAGTTTATCTTCTACAAACTTATAAACTCTTTCAAAAGCCTGATCTGTATTTTCACCGTCTCTCTTATTATCAATTACTCCAAGATCCAATCTTAGTGATTGAAAATTTCCTAGGTTAAGTGTGTATCCTAATGTTACTGATACCTTTGTCTCTTCTATCATTACCCCTCCAAGGGACTAGTTTATAGATTCACTCCAAATTGGGATAAATCTTCCATCTTCAGTCTTCGTATACATAAGTATACCATCGCCCATTCTGCGTGTCAACTCTTGCTTGCTGGGCGTAATATCATTTGTTATTAAATTATCTTTTCGTGGTCTGCCAATGTGGTGTGTAGCAAGTATATCACGTATCTCTCTTACTTGGGATTCTGAGTAATAGGATCGTACTTGCCATCCTCTGTCCCCGCCTTTTTGTGATCCCGTAGGAAATGGAATGACTCCTCGTTTCATTAGTGATGGCATATACTTTTTATGACGATTAACTAAATCAGCAGTCTGTCCAACTGTGTATGCTCTCTCTCTTTTGTTTTTAAAATCACTAACTAAGCAACTTTCAATTTGATCTTTAGTAATATTATAAACAGACATAATTCCATTAGATTTATTAAGATGATAAACTCTAACAAGGTCTCCATTTAAAAACCAGACCTTCTTATTTCCTTGTATTACAGGGGACTGATTGTAGCCTTCGCTCTCAATTGTTCCTTTTTTAGTAGCCATCTTCCCTCTTTAGAATTCTCTGGTGGATTTAAAAATCTTCTATTCCCACATGTCAAACAATATACTTCTAGGTGATTAATAGAACTAAAAGTTCTATCTATAAACATTCTTGATTTGCATTTTGAGCATGTCAACATTAAATAGGTATTCCAACTATAAGTAAATTTACACCTATTGTGGCCTCACCAGTGGTATTAAATTTTACTACGCCTTCAACTTTTGTTGTGGTGACTGGCTTTAGAATAACCGATACATTTTTCCCTGCTGGAGTATTTGTAACATTTACTGGTGTGGCAGTTACTATTGGAGCAAATTTAAAATCTGAAAAAGGATAAGAAAATGAAACCTCGTCACCAGCATTCTGGCTTGAGTTATTTGTTACATCTACATATCCACCAATAATCTTAGCATCTGATGTTTTAACGCTTTGCTTTCCTGCGCCTTGAGTGTCAACAGTTACATACTTGTATGTTGAACTAGTTACTGATGTGGAAAGTGTATTGATAGCATTAACTATCTGTGAAATTGTGGACACATCTAGAGGCTGGCCTCTTTCTGGAACATTTAATATAGCCATATTATAATTATACCACTAAAACGCCAGTGGTGTGCTCTCAAATAAAGTTGCTACAGCATATCTCTTTTTTGGAAATGTTGGGACTTGAACAGCAATTTGAAAAGTTGCAGCACCTTGTTTTTTTATAACGGTATAGGTGTTTGTTAGTACAGATCCGTAGTATTTCCAGTACCCTGTCGGATCAGTATCCCATCTAATATAAATATCAAATTGTGACTTTAAGTCTTCAGTTGGGGACCAGACTGTAGTCATGATATTCCCATCTGTATTTGCAACGTAATAAGGAATATCATCTACCTGTGTGACCGCAACAGAGTGTGTAGGTGACCAATGTGAAAATCTGTTTCTATCTTCTGATACTATCCTATATCTAATTTTATAAGATGAAGTCTCTCCATTAAATTCTGGTAGGTCTTTTTTTAAAATAGTAACTTTTTTTATTCCAGGATCTGGAGTTGGCATTATCCTACGTCCATTCCAAATCTAAATTCAATAAAACTTGTTTTATTTGCAGACTTAACAATTGTTTTTGAATCATTGTTTTTAATTACTGTATATCCAGTCAAACCGTATAGTGGATTAGAGATATCTTTATTCTCTAAGCGTAAAGCATCTAGACCTATATAAAACTGAGATGATGTTGTTAGTCCATCAATAATAGATGAATAAATCTTTACAGTGTTTACAGAAGACCAACTAAAACCAGCACTACTCTTATACATATCCTGTAATTGTTTTGTTATAACAATATATCTATTATTTTCAAAATCATAAGAGTCTAAAATAACCTCAAACCTTGCCCACTCTCCTTCTCCAAATACGCTTGAAGAAGAAAACTCTACAAGAATCCTAACCTTGTCTGGGAAAATTGTTGGATCGGGATCTTTATTGATAACAGAAAAAGCCAACTTTAATTCATCTGTTGGAGCATTCTGTGTAAAATTTAATGACTCAGAGCCAAGAAGTATCGGTGAGCCACTTTGTACATCTAAGTGCTCGCCATCAAGAACTAGTTCTGATGAATTTCCACGCATCATTATTATTCTATTTAAAAATCTACATCTTTCATATCTTGCAACTCTGTCTACGTCTGTAAATATTCTGTTATCTGAATTAGTTTTAAATATAGGGTGTGTAACAGTTATGTGGTTATTTCCTTGATCATCTACTCCATCATTTCCAGCATCAAGAGGGCCAGCAACAATAGGTATTTCTCCAAGACCTGGACTAATAACCCAATTTTTTGTATCATCAAAAGCAAAAACTGTCTTGCTATCATTTGACTTTGCAGATGGGTTAGATCCTGCGGACCAAAGACCAATCTCAGTTATTTCGTATCTTTCTTCTGTTGGAAGTTCTGCTGTAAACACAACCTTTGTCTGATTGTTTTCTGTTACATAACCTCTAGATGTTATTGGTACACGAAACATTTCAAAGTCTAAAGATTGTTTTGTAGAAAATTCTGCCTTGTCCTCTGAAGAAAAATCATAGGTTAACTCTTTAGGCTGTGGACCACAGCCAATTGCTATGTATGAGGCGTACGCTGGGGCTTGCCCAATTAAATACTTGCCTATTATGCTTTTGCCACTATTAGTTATCATTATTCATTCACCTCATATATTGTACCATTAAATACCGTGCCAGTTGTCAGGATCTCTACATCTACTTGCTCGTTTTTGTCCATGTTTATTAAGTTTATTATCAAGTTTCCAGTGCTCTCTTCAATATATACGATCTCTCCATTTGGGCCTGTTCCTACATTAGGAACTCTATTAGAAAACTTAATTGGAAAGTTTTTAAATATTGTGTCCGATGTATCCTGAAGACCAAGGATATTTTTTGGGTTATACTGAAAGAATATACTGCTTATATTTTTTATTGGCTGATATAGAATATTCTGTCCATTGATTAAATCATTTCTAGATATGTTGATTAACTCTGTTCCACCTATATCTTCAAAGATTAGGTCTGTCATTATTTCAATTGGTATTAACTCATCATTAAAAACTTTTAAATCTGGGGTTGCAATTTTTACTGGATCTGCTGCTTTCGTAGTTTGAGAGTTTGGGACATTTGGGGTTGCGTCAGTCATTATGCCACCTCACTTAAAAATACAACCATGCTTGGACCCATAGAGTCTTTAGAGTAACTTATATTGTAAACAACAAATCTTTTATCTACTGATCCAACTTTGTCTATTCCATTTTCAATATAGTCTACTTTTACTATATCTCCTAGTTGTACTGTAGGCATAGAAAATACTTTAATACCCAATGATTTTCTGGGCTTCATAATTTTACCAATCATCCACTCCATTAATTCATTTGCTGCATCTTGTGTCTGTACATACGGAGTCTCTAGATTAAACTCTTTAGTTCCATACGTCATTCGACTAAGTTTTATATCTTGGTATTCTTTTGCAACTTTGTTCGGATATGAAACCAAAAGACCATTTTTAAAATCTGGATTAGATGGATCGCTATTTTTTGAGAAGTAGTCATCAACAGTCAAAGAGTTTTGATTTTCTTGAGTAAAAGTTATTCCCTGAATTCTTAAATAGTTTCCCGATGATGCATCTAGGCTTAGGGCTTGGTCTGTTGCATTAAAGACCATAAACTCTGCTCCATAGGCTCCTGCTCTAAATCCTGAAACACTATACCCCTTTATTCTATTAAATGTTGGAGAAAGTTTTGCAAATATTGCTGGATATGCTTTGTCATATTTAACATTAAAAGTTGATGCCTCTCTCATGATTGTTCCAAACTCATCAAAGTAAACATTGTACTGTGGTGGCGAAGACTGGTCTACACCGCTTAGCATAGTTCCTTGGATTATTCCAGACAATGCGTATTTTCTAAATGATTCATTTGTATCTATTTCGTCTGGATCAAAGATAGAGTTAAATGGGGTATTTAATTCTGCTGATGTGTTTTTACCAGATGTAGTTTTACTATAGTTATTTGTTATAGCATATATATTTTCAAACATGATTCTTGATGAGCCACGAGTAAACAAAGCCATATTGTTGTATGTCGGTAGTGGACTTGTATCTTCAACAGTTGTAATTAATTTACCATTTATATACAGGAAAAACCTCTTACCATTTGGTATGTTTTCATACTCTACTGCAAGATCATAAACTGTAACAACCTGATCTGTAGTCATTCTGCTTTGACCAGTAAAATTTCCATTGTCTACAACAATTTGTCCTAAGCCTTCCCATAATTTTACAGGTATTGCCTCAGTGGTTCCAGACTTTTGCATTACTTTGTAAAAAATTAAATTGTTAACATTTGTATTTTCCGTAGTTGTGCTTACGTCTGTTGTGCCCAATGCAACAATTTCAAAGTAATATCCATTGTTATTGGATGGATTTAGCATTACCCCTATGCCACCAGAACCACCAGAAATACTGATATTTTTATCTGGCGTATCCCCTGGTATTGTGTAGTATGTTGTTGAGCCAACTGCTGTTTGCACTGTACCACTAGAGTTTTGCAGTCTACCAACGATTCTCATTCTTGCTCCAAAATGCTTAAACTTATCTGTAAGTGGCTTATAAACATATGAAATAAAATCAACTGGTGTCTCAGTTGTTGTAAAAGATGGGCCACTCATCACAAGTGCTGAAGACTGTATTGATCCAGTTTCGGTAGATCGTTTTGACTTTATATCTGACTCACTAATATATTGAGAAGATAAGAAATTTCTAATAATTCCATTCCTTGTTGTTTTTTTAGCAAGGGTATTATCTATTCCTGCTGGCCCAACCACAAGACTTAAATCTTTTGTCGCTTGACCTGGGTACTCAAGTTGTGGTGTGTTAAACAAATACTTTGATTGCATAGTACATCCACGAACATTATTGTCGTCATACCAGTAAGGGTTTAGTCCTGCACTATGGCTTACAATGGTTGTACCAAACTGCCCTCTTCCGTGCTTTGCAACTTTACCGTTCTTAAGTTTTATAACACCCAAAACTTCTTCATAGTTTGGCTCTGCATAAATTCTAACTCTTCCAGTTGGATAAATTTTACCGTTAAAAGAAATCTCAGAAAAATACTTTTGATATTCCTGAACATTATTGATCCAAACATTTCCAACTCCAGAGATGTTGTATTCTACTGCGTCAAACCTAATAATTTCTCCACTTGAATAAAAGTAACCACTATATCTTGTTATCCAGTACACTCCTTCTCCAAGATCTAGTATGTTATTTTTAATTTGATTATTTGCAACGTAAGGAATAACATCTGATAAATCGGAGTTTAAAGGTATTGCAGATAACATATAACTTGATCCGTTTCCAACTTCATTATTTATAGACTTTGTATTTTCTGTTCCCCCTACTTCCCAAAGCAACACTGGCTTATATATCCAGGTCTTATCGTTATCAATCATTGATGCTTGTTTAATTGAGCCGTAAGATCTTTGTATGTATCTTGAGGTATAGTTTATCTTTCCACCATTATATACGTTATTATCTTGAGAAGAGATTTCAATTATGTTTGCCAGTTTAGTTGCTGTTAGACTATTGCCGTCATTGTCAATTGTTTTATTTTTGTAGACTGATGTGCTTTCTAAATCTACTGATCCCCTTAGGGTTATGTCAGTGCTTCTATCAGACTCTGATGGTAACATATACTTTTTACTCATCATAACAAAATTATTGTACTCATCTAAGAACATTGCTGTTTGTGTTGAAACAGCAATATCTTGTAGAATCTCAGCAACAGATTTATCTGGAGGAATAAAAAAGAAAGGAATTTCTAATTCAGTTTCTTCAGGAACTCTTTTGAACATATAGTTTGAAAAACCAATAGAATCAAGAAGTATGGATACTGCAGTGCTTGTTGACACATTTGTTAAAAGCATTTGTGGGGCAGTAAGTGAGTCAAAATAAAAATATAGGTCTTTTAAATCTAAGTCTACACTTTTATCTTTATTGTTTAACTTAGGGAAACCACTACTATACATTGTTTTTATTGGAACATAGTAATCATAACCATTTACATCTACAATTATTTCATAAAGTTTTACTTGCATATGTCTAGTTACATAGTCTTTTATTATACTTAAACTATTGTTGTAATTAAAAGCATCGTCATAATCAAACAATGATAAAGATCCAGTAGAGGTGAGTAACTGACTAACTGGCAAACCACTTACACCTAAATCTGATGCAGCCTTTTGCACATCAAAAGCAACTGTTTTATCAGTTAGGTTTGCTGAAAGTCTTGGAGATATTTCAATTAAATCAAATATGGCGCTGTCTTTTTGCATAGTTTCTACAACTACTCGTATGCCAGAGAAATACTCAAACTCTCTATACTTAATAGAGCCATCTACAGGACTTATAAAACTAGGTGGTGCCGTAAGGTCTGTAGCAAAGTTTGTCAACCTATCAACAGTTTCTTCTTGTAGGTACCATCCATAATCTGGAGTAAAGGTTTCATACCCCGAAGATTCGTCAGTCCATATATAAAACTGTCCAACGCTTGTTGCATCTGGAGCAATTAAATAAGCATATCCATTTTTAGATTTTTTTGGCAGTGGACTTGTTGATGGATATGTCTCAGCATAAACAAATATATCTTTGTATTTTTCTGGAACTTTTAATCCGTATGCAAGTTCAACGTATCCGTCAGATTTTACAATTTCGCTATTATCTTTTCTTCTTGAAGATTCATTAAAAGAAATGATATCTGACCAACTATTATTTTTTAAATACTGAATCTTCCATCTTACTGGAGTCGTTCCATTCTTAACTCCATAGTATGGATCACTAGATAGTCCTAAATTTATATCCCCAATATTTGTTTGCATTTTTACAACTACTCTGTTTGCTGGCATTGAATTTTTATATACTACAAATGGGGCAACATCGTCAATAGCATACTGTCCGTTAGATGGCTTTGATATTCCTCTTTCTCCATCTTCGTATCTGTATGAAGACCAATATTTAAATAAATCATTTTTGTCAGACATATAATATCTTGGTCTTCGTGCCATATTAATATTTGCATTATGAAGCCAAGAAATATCTTTTGTGTCCGTATACCTTGCTTTGTTAATTCCTGATCTTGGTCTAAAAGGCTTAAAGCACTCTTCTAAAGAATATAGCATTTCGTTTTTAGAATTTTTGCTTTTTAGTGTTACTGGCAAACCATCATCATTAAATGTTCCATCAACAGTTATATCAGAATCTGTTGCTCCGTAGTAAAACTTTACAGAAGAACTTTCTGTTTCGTTTGGATCAAAAGAGTTTGGTAGTGCAAAGTATGGAGAACTTGGTGTAGATTTTCTATATCTGTAATTTCCAATATGTAATATATTTGTTGGAATGTTCATGTTCCATTCAGCAATTACAGCAGACTGACTTCTTATTGTTGGGGAAGTCTCTAAATGATTTTGTAACTCTTCATTGATAAACATTAGACCTCTTCCAGAGTTAAACTAACTTTCCAAAGATCTATAGTGGCTCCACGCTTTACTATGCTGTAATCAAAATTTGAGAAAAAAACTTCTATAAGTTCGTTATATTGTTGCTTATGAAGATAAGCATTATCGTTTTTACCAAAATTGCTGTACTTGTCATAAGCAAGAAAAACCCAAAAAGATCCTTTATGGTTTTTATACCAATCAAGAAGTTCTACTCCTCCTGCTCCACCATCAGTTGTATAGTTTGCTTGAGCCATGTTTGGAAGTCCAGCAGTATTTGAATAGTCAGATACTCCACTTGAACTAAAATCTGGATTTAAAGCAAATGCTCTTGATGGAAGATTGTCCCAACTCATAGAAATATTTATCTTGTCTGCAATGTGATATGACCTCATGCGCCCATTGATCATTCTTTCACGTTTTTCAATTCTATCGTGGCTAATATCAATTGGAGACCTGTTGTCGTCTGAGAGTATTAAAAATGTATTTAGCATATCCTGATTTGTTTCTGAGCCAGGGTTTGCACCAATCTCATAGCCAATAGGAACGTAAACCTTTTTATCTGGATCTTCTGCTGTTGGGGAAGTAACCAATGTGCCTGGGTTATCAGAAAATAGCAGAGCCTGTGGTCTGTTATATTTCTTTCTTCCAGCCATATAGTTTAGTGTTGCCATTATAGTCTATTCCCCTTAATGCGTTGTGAGTCAACTTGTTTAATTTGCTTCATAACTACCCTGGCAATTTCATCAGGGTTAGCATCTGATGCAACATTGACACTTACACTATAATTATACACTGACTCGCCAACTCCCTGACCATTATTGATTGCCTTCATGCCGTTGATTCCATATGAATTAACAGCATACCTACTCATTACAAATTCTCCAGGAGTGAGCATTGCTGGGACTGTGTCTGTCCCCTTTGCAAAACCACCCATAGCAAACTTCATTGGATTTATTAATCCACCATTTGCCTCAAATTGCATTTCAAATTTTCCACCGCTTGCACCTCCAGAGCCACCAGTTGCATTTGCATCTCCAACTGGCAACGTTGCATTATATGCTGCTTGTGCTGCTGCTAGTTCTTTCCTTGCTGCTGCAATCTGGGCCTGACGAATATCATAGTTATCGTCTGATCTTTGTCCTCCAGCACCACTGCCTTCAGCCAGGATTGCGTCCAAGGCTGCCTGTGCTGCGTCTAGCCACGCCACAGTTGCATCAAATGCTTCTGCTTCGGCTTCTGACTCTGCAGTTTCTTCTGGAGCAGTATACGCATCTCCGTCAGAACCGCTACCTGGATTTCCACCACCTGTGTTAGAATAAACGTACGTAATTGTATGAATTGTTTCAAGGTTGATAACTGATCCATCTGATCCAAGCCAAGAGTTTAGCCAACCATTAATTGATTCCCAGTCAGCCTCAACTGCTGCAGTTGCTTTTGTTAATGCAGCCATATGTGTATTAACTGTCTTATCAATTGCAAGATTGTATGCTTCAAGTTTAGTTTTGGCTAAATCCCATCCATCTTTATCCTTGCCCATAATTCTAATATTATCAACTTGATTTTGAATTGATTTTTCTGCATCAGAAAGTTTTGTATTTAGATCTGTTAACTTTTTATTTTCTTTATCAAGCAGACCTTCATCTTTTGCAATTTCTTGCTGGATAAGGTACATCTCATCTTCAATTGTTCTTATTGCAAGAAGTTTTGCTTCACGTAATTCTTCCTTTGCATAGATAGCATCTTGAAGATCTTTAATCTTTTGTACTTTTGCAACTCTGGCTGGATCATTTTCCATAGCATAAATTTTTTGAGCAATTTCATATTGGCGCTCTTGTATTTGTTTTTGACTTTGGCCTTTTGAGTTACGCAAACCATCAATTGCATTATTTCTGGATTGTTCAAGTGCTGAAGACACTCCATCTGCATATTGTGATGCATCTGTTTCTCTCATTGCTTGGGCTGCCTTGGCTGCTGCAGAAATGTCTCCGCTAGTTATTGCGTCTGCTAAATCAAGTTGTTGGGATTGCTGCTCTAAAATATTTTCATTTATAGCACGAACTTTTTCTAATGCTTCTGCTTGTTTGTCATACTTTTCGTTTATTTTTTCTGCAGCATTGTTCATTACGTCTAGGTCATGGGCAAGTTCACCTGATTCTTTTTGTAAAGCATCTATTGCTCTTGTACCCCATTCGGGATTTATCTCAATTTCTTTATTTAGGTCATTGATATCTTCTGTTAATTTTTCAATTACTCTTGAGCCATACTCGGAGTTTACTTCTAAATCTCTTTGTTCTTTTGATATAGTGTCTTGATACTCTTTAGCCCTATCTAAAAGTTGCTCATAAGAAACTGTATAGTCATCTAAAATACCCTTAAGTGATGTTCTTACCTTTTCCTCTGTTTGCAATGCACGGATTAAAATTTCTTGTTTTTCTATTTGATCCTGTATTGGTTTTGTAGTTGCTTTCCCTGCATGTCTAATTAGTGATTCCTGGATTTGGAACATCTTGTCAACAATTTCAAACCCTGGTGCTGCTGCGCCAAGGAAATCTTTCTTTGCAAGTTTTTGCTCTACACTAATTTCAATTCTCTTTGGTATGGTATCAAGATAATCTTTGATTGCTCCTGCTTCAATTTTTCCATCTTTTAAGTCTTCAACAAGCATTGCTGCCATTTGTGGATCAGAAAGAACTTCATCAATTTGCTCTATTGATAAGCCTGCATCATAAAATGCTTTTGCAAAACCAATAGCCTTTTCTTGATATTGAGAATCTTCTATTTTACCCAATGCAGTATTTATAACTGCTTGCTTTTGAAGTTCTGAGTTTGCTATCTTAATGTCATCTGTAAACTTTTGAAATTCTGCAGATCCTTGTGCTCCAACTGATCCTGAGGCTATCGCTGCTGCGATTGCAGAATTTTCAACAACCTTTAATGCATCTGATGTTGACATCCCAGTTGCAATGAGTTGATTAAATGCAACATTTTGATCTTTAATTGTTTGAAGAGTTTCCTGCTGAATTAACTGATACTCTCCTGCTTGGGCTTCATTGTAGGTTTGCATTACTGCTCTACCTTCTTTGGTTATGCCCTTAATGTTTTGTTTTGTTTTTGGAAGTTTCTTTCCTTTTGAATCTGTTTCATTATAGGTAAACATATTTTTACCCTTTGGAAGACTTGAAAATGCAGTGAAGTCTTCTGCCGACATTCCAGCAATCATGTCTCTAAATTCTTTTGGAACTCCTAATTTCATCATTCTTTGTTGCAGTCCATCAAATATATCAAACATCTTCGAAGCATCGGCTTGTGCTTTTTTACTTGTAAATGCTGCCATCATTGATGCAAGAGGCTTTGTTGCGTCAAATGCACCTTGGCGAACATTTTTAATTCTCATTGCAAGAGAATCAAGGAAGTCTAATGGATTTGATCCTGCCCCATCTTTACCGCCAACTGGTCCGCCATCCTTAGGTCCTTTGTTGGTTGGTGAATACTGAGGTTTTGTTGCTTCCATAGCAAGTTCATTTACAACCGCTGCTCTGCCTGCTGGAGAGTTATAGTAATCTGCAACAGTTGATGCACCACCAGTTGCTGCAATCTTTTTTGCAATTCTAGTCTTTACTGCATCATCAGTAACAGTTGTAGTTGCAGTTACATATGTTTGAATAGCAGTCTTTCTTACTGTTTCTGGTAGTGACATAAAGTATTCCCAGTTTGCAGTAATACCCTTCATGGCATCTTCACTAAGTCCTGAATTTTCTAACTGAATTGCTTTTGTTAATGGTTCTGGAACTGCTTCAATTCCCTCTAGTTGCTTTTGAAGTGCCTGAAGTCTTTCTGTTGCTGTTTTAACATCATTTCCAAGATAGACGTTAATATCAAAATCTTTTTGATCCATTGTTTGAAGTTGTACTAGAGTATCATTAATTCTATCCATTTCAGCAGTTGGAAGTTTGCTTATTGCTACCGTTAGATTTTTCTTAAGGTTTTTATTTTTTAATCCGCCAAGGTTGTTAACAAGGAGTGCAATCTTGTCTGCTCCATGTGTTTTTACTGCAATATCTAAAACTCCTTCTAGTTTCTTTTCATCACCAGAGAATGCCTCTAATAAATCTGTCATAACTAGCGGATTGACTTGCCCAGACGCTACAATTGTATTTACTATTACTTCAAGTTCTTTACTCTCCAGGTCTGCAGACTTGCTAAGCATGTCATCAGTAAAGGCTTCCATTGCCGTACCCTTATATTTTAATTTAACAGATTCCTTGAGTGAGTCAAAAAATGCGCCTTCAACTGCTGCTCTTTCTTTTGCAACTGCAAATAAAGCAAGTTGATCATCTAGTGTTTCTGCAATTTTTTCTCTAATCTTTTTAGCACCTTCTGATTGTTCGTCTTGTGCTTTTTTAATACTAATATCAATTGCTTCTTGTTTTGATTTTTCTGTAGTGATTGCTCTTTGTGCTTGAAGTTCTTTAATCTTAGTCTCTGCTTGTAAATTATAAGAGTCTAGTTGCGCTTGTGCTGCGCCCATGTTGTTTGCATTAGAGGCAGCGCCAAAAGATGCAACCTTCTCTGATTTAGTTTGTGTAAAGGCTTCTGCAAAGTTGTATCCTTTGCCTTCGGCAGACCCATTAAGTATTTTACCTGTTAACCATCCTCCTGGATTACTGTATTCTGCTACTTTAGAAATCCCAGTATTTATGCTACTGTTGTCGCTCTTTATAGAGCCTGCAAGTTGGTCTGTTGATATTTTAGAAATTTCTGATTGATCATCTATTAAGTTAAGTCTTACTTGAAGTGGATCTTTAAGTAGATCTTCTCCGTATGGACCAATAAGTCTGTTTAACTCAGCATCAACTCTTGGCTGTAGTGTTGTATCTCCAAACTTAATTGCCATCTGTCTTGCAACATCTGATGCCTCAACCGAAGTCATAACCCCATCTGATACAGCAAGGGCTAAGTTTGCAGCAAACTGTTGTGATGCTGGGCCTTCTCCTGCAATTTTAATGTTTTCTGCAAATCCATCTGCCATGGATTTTCCAACATCGCTTTCTAAGAATGTTGTACCAAACTGTTGGCCCTTGCGATCATAGTTAGTTGTATACCTATCAGACTTTGCCTCTTGTCTTCTACGATCCATAATTTCACTGGCTCCTACTTTACCAGTTACCGCTCCAATACTCTGAAGAGTTTTTGAAGTCATTTGTGTTTTATTTGCAAACTCTGTTTGTGCTTTTGCTGCTTTCTCTGCAGCCTTATCTAGAAGATATAGACCTCCTGCTGCGCCAGCAACTGCTCCTGCTGCGATTCCTAACGGTCCAAGTCCAGCAAGCATTGGAGCAAATTGTGCTATTGTTGCTGCCCCTCCTAGGGCTGCTGTAACTGCTGGTGGGGCACCTGCCATGCCTGCGACCATTGCTGCAGTGCCAAGACCACCAGATACCTTACCAGATACACGGCCAACGGCTTCTCTTCTTTTTCCTCTTCTTTCTTGTGTTGCAAGTTTTCTTGATCTACGGTCTTTTGCTCTTTGATCTCTTTGGTTTAGTGGACCTATAAAACCATCTTCTCCTGGAAGTGGGCCGTCTATGAGATCTCCAGTTTGAGATCCCCCAGAATTAAATCTTGCTGCTTCTTCTTGTGCATTTAGGACTGCAGCATTTGCTTCTTGCTCTTTAGCGTTTGCCAGTCTTTCTGCTGCTAAAGCAGTTTCTTGTGCTGATATAGATCTTTGATGTTCTGTACCTGCTATACCAGAGTTTATTCTCTCTTGTGTTATTAAATTCCCCGAATTTCCAGAGATAGCGTCTGCGCTAGATATTGTTCCATCACGGACATCAGTTAAAACACTTGTTGTTTCTTTTGTTAATTTTAATTGTTCTCCTGTTGCATCTGCAGATGTCTGTGTATTTTCAGCAATAGATTTAGAAGCATTAATTGTAAGATTTAAAGACTCTGCCTGTGCACTTCTATCTTCTGGAACAATAACCTTGCCAGATGCACCAAGTTTTCTTCTTTGTCTATCTTGAGATTTTAGTATTTGTCTTTGATCACGCATTCCTGGAGTATTAATGTCATCATAGAACGCCTTGTTTCCAAGATCCATCTTTTCCATTTTTGCTTGTGTTTCTGCTGCTGACGGAACTGCTGCATCGCCAAGTCTAGAAGATTGCGCTTCTACCTGTCCTTCTTTAGCCTTCATGCCATCAATTAATCCATCGCCAACTTCTTCTCCAGCAGAGTGTGCCTTCTTTGATGGTGATGCTGCATCTGTTCCAGCCTTAGATCTTACACCATCAACTGCTGCATCTCCAAGTGCTGCACCTTCAGACATTGTTCCAAGTAGTCTGGAGTCTTCTGGTCTTGCTTCATGATTCATTATTTTTGCGTTGCTTGCCTTTGGTCCTAAAGTTCCTGCCCCATTTGCCTTAAGCATTGCATTAACTTCTTCAAAATCATCACCAAGACTTATTCTTATTGCAGTTATACTTTGTTTTGCTTGGTCAACTATTTTTGCAAACTCTGGAGAAAGTGTGTGAAGTTCTTCAGTTATTCCTGATTCAATTGTTTTAAATATTGCATCATCAAAAATTTCTGGTGCTGGTTTTGCAGCATTATCTGCATTCCATTTATCTAATTTTTCTATTAATAGTCGATCATAGGTTTCAGCCTCTGCCTTTAATTTATCAAAGTCTCCGCCCATCATTGTGGTCATGGCTCGCCACTTTTCTGCGCCAGTCTTTTCAAAGTCTGCTTGGAAATCCCTACCTAAACTTCCTGCTCCGTTTGCACTTTCATAAGATGCAGACTTTCCTGGTGTTGACATTGCATTATTTAGTTTGCCCTTTAGCATCATTGCATGAGCATCTGCAACCTTAAGTTCTGGCATGTCTCTACCCTGATCACCATAAAACTTTTTAATAAGTTCTACTTGATTTCTAGCCTGTGGAATTAGATTTAGACTATCTCCAGAAGTTGCATCTAGACCCCTGGTCTGACCTACGTGAGAAAATTCTGGTCTTTGTAGTTGATCAAATGCTGGATGGTATGCACCCATTCGACTTGATTGTTTTTCTGGATCAAACTTCTTACCTACTGCAGTTAATCCTTCTTGCGTTATTTTACCAAATTGTGTTTTTACATCCTGTAAAATTTGTTCAAACTCAGAAGAAATAAGTTTTCTAATATTCTCTAATGCAGTTTTAGATGTGTCTGCCATATCTATACCTACACGTTTTGCATAAGCAATTAGTTGAGAGTCATCAAAGTTTGCAATTCTTTCTCTTTCTTTTTGAATAAAGCCAGATGTGCCACCACCGACAACGCCATCAGCATGTCCTGGTATCTTGTCTGCTATTATTGCTTGAATTAAAGCACGATGCTTATCTGATTGCTTTGCTGGAATTACAGACTCTCCTGGAGTCAACATTGCTGCTACGGTGTCTTCGTTTCCAGTTCCTGGAACGCTAAGGATTCCTTCTGAGAATTTCTTTATACCGCCAACTGCACCTCTTGGTCCTGGGGCAGAATTAAATAGTCCTGGGGCACTTGATGCTAATGCTAAGGCCTGAGATCCAGCATTACCGTATGAAATTGCTAATGCATCTACTGCTGCTTTTTCAACATTAAATGTACTAATAAGTTGCTGATGAGATGTGTGTAATGCCTGAGTTTGTGCAAGATTGTCAATTTCCTGTTGAGTTAAATAATCAAATCCACCACCAAGAACTTGGTTCTGTCCATTAAGTTTTGCTATTCCTCCACGAAGCATTGCAAAGAATTTAATTAAATTTGCTGCTCCGTTAGCAACAACACCAAATGTCATTAATGCAATTGGGGCAAGACCTGCAAGAACTGCTACCACAATTGCAATTGCTTTTTTTGATCCTTCGCTAAAGTTGTTAAACTTTTCTAATACCTTTCCAAAAAACGCTACAACTGGAGTTAGTGCTTCTAAGAATGCTTTACCTACTGGGATTAGTTGAATCTTAAGTTGCTCTATTGTTTTTTGGAATTTAACGCCAACTGCATTTTCAACTTTACCTAATTCTCTTTCAGATAAAATTGCTAACTCTTCAACAGAAGCCCCTGCTAATCCAAGTGCTCTTGATGCTTGAGAAGTATCTTTCGTTACGTTTTGGAATAGTGTAGACAAACGAGCAAACTGGAACTTACCAAACATCTGCTCAATTGCTCTAGCACGGTTAAGTGGATCAAGAGTATCAAGCGCTTGGGCAAAACCAATAACTGTATTCTTTAGGTCTCCAGAATTATTATTTACAATTCCTTTTACATTAATACCAAAGTCTGCAAGAAATGCACTTGCTTTTGCAGATGGATTAATTAAAGATGCAAGTCCAGACTTAAGTGCGTTAGCACCTTCTGAAGCATTTATGCCACCCTCTTTCATTGCAGTCATGAAGAATGCAAGATCTTCTACATTTCCACCAAGTTGTTTTATAACTGGACCAGCCTTTGGAATTGCTATAGTCAAGTCCTCAATTGAAAGAACGGTTTGGTTTTCTACTGCGTTAAGAAAGTTTATCTTTTTTGCTAGATCTTCTGATGAAATTCCAAATGCGTTTTGAAGAGATATAGTTGTTTCAAGTGCCTGCTGTTGCTCAACCTGACCTAGTACTGCTAACTTGGTTGCTGCAGATACTTGAGCATTTAAAGCGCTTCCAGTTAAACCCATTGCTGCTGCTCGTGCAGCCAAGTCTACAGTATCTTTTGCTGCGATTCCATATTTTGTAAATTCAGAACTAAGTCTTTTTATGTCAGCAATCGCTTTATTTGTTGCATCGCCACTTGTAAACATATCTCCGTAAACTCTTGTAAACTTTACTGTTGCCTCTTCCATCTCTCTAAATGTTTTTGCTGCATAAGAGCCAAGCATAGAAAGTGGAACAGTTAGACCAACCATCAACTGACGGCCAGCCCACTGTGTATTTTTACCAAAGTTAAGTAGTTGTGTAGATCCCTGCTTCAATAGTTGATTAAGCAACTGTTGTCTTTGTGCAGCCATCTGAACCCTTGTGGCGTAGTCTGCATACTTGCCATTAACTGTTTGAAGGTGCTTTGGAACGACCTGCAAAACCTTTACAAAATCGCCTTGGGCATTTGTTAACTGAACATATTGAGACTGTAAAGATTTGACTCTGTCTTTACGAGCACGGTTAATAATCTCACGCTCTTGTGCAAACATTCGTGTAAATGTTTTGGTATTTGCCGTTGCTGCTGCTGCCGTATATCTTACGTACTCTCGCATTGAGAGTTGATTTTTTTCAAGAGCATCAGTAAAAGATCTGGTGCTTGTTCTGATTTCCTTTTGGGAAGCAACGAACTTTCCAGTAGCATTTATAGACTGCATCAACTGAGCATTGAGGCCCTTTTGGGCATTTGCTGCAGCGATATTTCCTTGTGTTAGGGATTGATTGAAACGACTGAGACCAGCCTGAAGTTGACGTAAGTTAGCGAGGGCTTGTTTGGTATCAAAATTAATACCAATATTAGCATTTACATCAGACAATCATTACACCCTCTTTACTTTTTATTTTGTAGTGCTAATTAGTCCTGTTGTATCAGAAAGTTGCATTCCTGAAGCAGCATCGATAACTTTGTACACTGTAGGAAGATCAATTAGATCTTCAAGTTCTTTTCTTTTTTCTGATAGTTCTGGAACATACTGCTTAAGAGCAATCTGCACACAGTCTAGCAAAACATCCATAGACTTATCGTTATCGTCTGCTACCTTTTCCAAACCTGTAAAGGTTTTCATAAATGGCTTAAGCAATGATATTTTTAGTGGACTAGCAGTAAATTTTGTGCCGTCCATAAGTACAATCTCTTGACCTGTTGTAGTCATTATTCCTCCAATGTGAATTAATTAATTATACCATAGAGGAGGCTATTTTTAAGAAAGTTTTTCGTAATCTAAGCCTAAACCAATACCAAATCCAGCGTTTTTTGCATTCTGTCCTTGAAGTGCAACTATGTCATTTGCATCAGATGCCTGACCTTTGCTATATACTCTAGCCTTTAGTTCTTCCCAAGCATTTTTCTTATTTGAATTCTTGTCAAGGTCTACACCTTGGATTGCTGCTAGAAATTTTTTCTCTTCATAATTTAGGTCTCTGCTTATGGACAAGGTTGCCATAAGTTCTGGCATAGACAAAGATTTCTCTAATTCGTCATAATCTTTCCAGATACCAAGTAAGAAAACCTCAGACTCTAGTTTTGCCAGATCAAGACTTTCCCAAGTTGATCCACTTTCTACTGCTTGAGACTTTACTGTTTCTTCTGACTTGTCATTTATTTTTATTCCCGCAGAAATATCTAGTATTTGATATATTGTATTTAAGTCTACGTGCTCTTCAAAAACCTCAGCACTTACTGCAATGTCTGGTCTGTATTGCTTCATACAAATTCTTGCACAATTAGATAGTGCAGAGATTGCTTCAAAATCTCCGTTAGCAGACTTAACGCTTTCAAACTCATTCATAAGTTGTCTTAAATACTTAATCTTAATTGGTGATACCTCAAACTCTTGACCATCTAATAGTTTAAGATTCTTTATTTTGTATATTTCTGTTGCCATCTTATAAGTATACCAAAAAGAAAACAGAAAAGCCCAGACTTTCAAGGGTCTGGGCTAATCTTATATTAAGTTGTATTATGCTGCTGGAACAGTACGATCTACGATCTTACCGTATGAAGCATCATCATTTGGAAGTAGACGGAATGAAACTTCGAACATAGTCGCTTCATCACGCTTTGCTGATACTGAAACATTCTCGATTGAGAGTGCACGGTATGCAACATAAACTCTTTCCAATTCAGATCCAACTGCACAGTCACCTGTACCTGGACCTACTGCAACCAAACCACGCTCAACTGGACATTCTCCGATGTCTCCTGCTGACATGTTAAGTGTTGGGTTACCTGAGACAGTTGTAAGATCTGCATCTTTTCCTGCCAATGAGAACAAAAGATTCTCTAGTGTTGCTTCCGCAAATGTAGTATTTAGGTTTACTTGCATGCCTTGCTTATAAAGTTTAGCAACGTCAAGTACCTGGTCAACTGCAACTTCGCCGAAGTCTGGCTGGAATTGAATTTCCAAACCATTCATTGTATAACCTACGTTACGGTAGTTAGCATCATTAGACAAAGTTGTCTTATATGATACGTTGTTTACGTAATCTGGTAGGTCTACAAGTGCTTGTGTATTTGTAATTCCTGCGACTGTTGCGCCGATAGGACCATCTTCAAATGTGAACAGCGCTGCTGCTCCCACGATGATGTTATTACTTGAACCACGTGTATATGCCATATTTGTTTCACCTCTTCTTGTTTATTAAAAGTAGGCGTGTTTCCTCAAGTACAAGTATAACAGCCTTTTTCATTATCATAAAACTATCTTTGTGCTTAGTTTTGGCTCTGGCTGCCAGTCGGCGTTGTTTAGTTGGGGCATCTGATGGTAGTCATAATCTATAATGATTTTATTCCCGCCGTATGTCCTGGCTGTGCCAAAGTCTATTATGTCTCTTGTTTCCTCTAACTGGTAGACTTTGAAGTTGTGGAAATAGAATGGACAGTCTACGACTGTTCCATCATCTAACTCAACCTGTCTATTCGAACACCAGTTGTTAATTTCTTCTGCTGTTTCATCAAACCTGTCCATAAGCCTTAGAACTGCCTCTTGAATAGTTATCATTTTTAAAACTGGATCTTCTCCAGTTGCGTAAAAGTAATAAAGAATTTGCTCGCACTTTATATGCGGAAAGCCTTTTTTATTCATCTTAATAAGCCTGTCCCAAGTAGCAGCAAGTTGCTGTGTACTTCTTCCAAAATAATCAGTTAAATCATCTATAGTAGATGGGGTTGATGGAAAAAATGGTAGTTGTGAGACTGATTCATTGTCAGATGTAAAAATTCCAGATATTTGTGTTTGCAGATATTTGTTAATCCATAAAACTGGTGTATTAGTTGTTGCAGCATTTCCTGTCCAAACTTCTCCGTATGTCATTATTTACCACCAATCGCAGCGTTAGCAACCCAACGATATCCAGTGGTTAATCCTTGAGATCTGCCCATGCGCTTTCCTTTCTGCAGGTTTGCCTTATAGACTATGGGATTATTAAAGTAATCAGAAAGTCCACTTGACCTTAAAAATGACTGAGTAAAGTATCTTCCAAAGAATGCATCAAATGCTTTTGCAAAACCATCTTGTGTGGCACCACCAGGATTGTCAACAACTACTGGTCTTTTAGTATACACAACATCTCCATTAATTTCAAATCTTAAGACATCAACATTCTTTGGCTTAATCGTTACCGATATCCCATTTTCCATAATTCTTGCTTTGTCTCTAAATGGCTCTCTTGATCCATTTTTAATTGTATTTGATTGCTTAAACTTTGATATAAAAGAAAGACCTAGATTGCTTACAGTATAGTCAATATCAAATAGTCTTGCATCTGGGCTTCCAGTTTGATACCACTCATAGACATGGTGCAGTGTTGCTGGACTTACATTTGCATTTGAATCTATATACTGTGATGCTAGTTCTACTATCTCTGGCCCGATAGAGTTAAGAAAAGCATTTTTTCCACTAGATACCCCGTCAACAAAACCAATTGAGTAGTTCATGATGTTATCTATGTCTTTCTTAAATTGCTTTGAGTCAAACCTCATTGCTATCATAGATCACCTGCTTGATTTTGGGATCTTCTAATTACAAGTTTGTAGTACTCTACGTTACCCATTGGACCTACAAATGGATCGTTTGTTGCTACTTCAAATATTGTTGACTTTCCCATTCTTGGGCCTGAAGTCTCTGTATATACTTCGTTGCAGTTTTTATCACGCAAATTTGTTATAATTATATTGGTAATTGAATTTTTTGAGTCTAAACTAGAAAAACGAATATCTGTTTTTATTCTTCCAAGAAGTAATTTATCTTGAGTAATGTTTACATTTGGAGTTACTTCTTCTTTGAATCCTGAGCCTGCTGGTGCAAAGGAGCAAGCAATTGTTTTGTCTAGTATCCATGTTTTTTTAACATTTCCGTATGCACCTTGATCAACTATTGGATAGTATACATCTGCTAACATTGGGAATATAAAATCTGGCTCTTCGCATATCATTAAATTATCCCTGGCTTGACAATAGTTTTAACATACTTGTCAAGTATCCTATCAACTAAGAAGTTACCAGTACCGCTAAGCATTGCCTTATCAAATTGAATTCTAAACTGATCTGTATTATAAGATGTAACATATCTCTTATAGTAGTCAAGTTTTCCACACTTAAGGTCTTCTATTAAAAGTTTTGCTGCATGCTCAATGTCAGCAGGCACTGTTATGTATCCGTGGTCTACAACAAATGTGTAATCATACCCTGATGGGAAAGAGATTCCTTCATATCCATAATAGCCAAGATCTCCACTTGCAACTGGTAGATTTTGTGCTGTGGATTCATATCTATTTAATTCTAGTACGTCTTCTCTGACTCTTTGTATAGCAGTCTTATCTGATGTTATTACGTATTGGTACTCATTTAAATTTGGAGTTGATCTATCATAAACTAAAACATTATTCTCATAAACTTTAAATATTCTGTAAACTTTTTCCCATAAAGAAAAATAATCTGAGCCATTGCCAGTTCCAACTATTGTTATTTTTTTGTTATAAAACCCTTCTGGAACAAATGTGTCTATCATAGATCTTGCTACTAGTTCTAAAGTTGTGTATTCGGAGATCTCTGATGCTGTTGTTCCTAGAGTGTTTGGGTCTACGTAGGGTCTTATTAGTTCGTAATATTCTTCGTAGATTGTAGTCTCTACACTGTCAATAATTTTAAAAAATTCTACTCTATATTTATTATCATATCTTCCAGGAAGAAAAATCTCTAGATCATCTCCTGTAGACGAACTCAAAAATTCTATATCTTGTACTGAAAGGTCCGCCATATCTGTAACTCTTGCGTATATGTTGATATTGCTATACCCTGCTGGGACAACAAAATTTACTGCAATTGCTTCGTATGGCGGAACTCTCAATATCTCCATGAATTACTTACCGAATTCCTTGGCAACTTCTTCTGGGCTTGCTGGGCGAATGTGAGAACGGGTTAGCCACTGTTCAGCAGCGTCCTTTTCAACAATGTTGTATCCACGGTAAACCTTACCTACGCCAGACCATGTAACATTCTTTGTTGAGTGAATTGCCACAGTCTCTTTCTTTTCTGCAAACTTAGCAGACTTTTTCTTTTCTGGTGATCTTGGTGCTGTTGTTGCTCCAATTACACCTTCTGCAACAGAGCCTAGAGCCTGAACTTCTTCTGGTGCGCTATACTCTGGTGTCTGAATAGCCTCTTCGTGAACTGGTGCGTGTACTTCTTCTACAACTGGAGTTTCTTCAACATGCTGTACAACTGGTTCCTGGATAGCAGGCTCTTCAAAAACTGGCTCTTCGGCAACTGGTGCCTCTAGAATTGGCTCTTCAAAAACTGGTGCTTCAAAAACTGGTGCTTCTTGTGTTGCTTCTTCTACAATTGGATTTTCATTAATGTTTTCCATAATTCCTCCTTGTTAGTATTATATCATTATAAGTAATAAAGGGAGCAGGAGCGTTAACTCCTACCCCCCTTAATTTTTACTGTTTACAGATTATGCGTCTGCTGCAGCGTCAGCGAATGCAATTGCATCCTGCTCTTCCCATTGAATACCGAAGCGAACGAATACTGTATATTCTACAGTGTCCTTCTTTGGCTTGTATTCACGGTTTACTGTGATGTCACGCTGGAATCCCCATACACGGTTCTGTGGGAATGTCAAGTCGACATATCCTGCAGGGTAGTAAGGAACTTCCTGTACGTCAATTCCGAGAACACGTGTTGTACGTGCTCCACCGAATGTCTGTGCTCCACCATCAAGGTATGCTTGACGATTTGTTGGTGTACCACCAGCACGTGAAGCAAATGCTTCAGCGACTGCGTCTGCTAGAGTACCGTTATTCTTAACGATTCCCTGGAATGCATCTGTACCAGCATAGAACTTCAAGTTAGACTTGATAGCACGATACTTACGTGGCATTGCAAGGATAATTCCCTGCATTACGTCTGTTGTCCAAGCGTTATCAGCAACTGTTACAACTGACTCGTGGGCATCTCCATCAGTCTTGACACGATTTACGAAACCGTCCATGATTGAAAGGAAATTTCCTGTTGCACCGTCTCCGTTGATTGCAAGGTCTTCGATATCGTTACCGAAAGCGTTTGTCATCAAGCGTACGATGTGATCTTCTAGTGCTGCACCTTCGATGTTATCTTCTAGTGCTTCTGCAGATACTTCCCAGTCAAGACGAATCTTCTTTGTAGTCAATTCAACCTTTGAGAATGTTGCACCTGCGTTTGTGTAGTCGCCAACTGCTTGCGCTGCTGCACGAATTACACGCTCTCCGACGTTTACCTTTTCGAGTTCCATTGTATTGGCTCTCATAGTAACACGACGGCCATCTTGGGCGAGAATGGTAGCATCCCACACGTAGTCAATAAAACGACGTGCTTGCTCTGGGCGAAGGATACCTGATCCAGCCTCACCTGAAGGGTTAACTGCATTTGGACCAGATGTTACTCCTGATAGTGCTGTTGGGATATTACCCAAGACACC